AAAAGGAACTGAAAAGATGGGACATGCAAAAAAATACACAGATGAACAAATTATCGAAGCATTGAAACTCATTCACGCTGGCAAGAGCAGTTACCGCAAGGAAGCTGAGAAGCTGGGAACGGCACACAACCTGTTACTAAACCGCGAAAAGACGCTTGCTAAAAAGGGGATTTGGGTAGCCAGTGAGTCGGTATTGAACAAGGCAGCGCCAGCGCCTTACTATCTCAAAAGGCGGTCGGAGTACACTAGCAAAGACGGGGCAACGTGCGGCTGGAATATCTATGAGCCTGACAAGCTAAAGCAAGATGAAATGATGCGCGAAGCAATCGAGGCGCTAAAAAGCGAAATAGAACCAACAACACCAATTCCAGCACCCGCAAAGCAATTCAATTCTGACCTATGCAACCTTTACGTTACAACCGACTACCATTTAGGCATGATGTCATGGCATGAAGAAACAGGCGCAGATTGGGACGTCAAGATTGCCGAAGACATGTTAGTTAACTGGTACGGGCAAGCAATCGCAACATCAAGCAACGCAAAAACCGCAATACTAGCTAACATCGGTGACTTCCTGCATTGGGACGGTATGGACGCAGTAACGCCACAATCACGCCATTTACTCGATGCCGATACACGCTTTCAAAAGTTAGTCAGAATTGCCATTCGGGTATGGCGCAGAGTGATCACAATGTTGCTGCAAAAATACGACACCGTTCACGTCCTCATGTGCGATGCGAATCACGACCCAGCCAGCGGCACATGGCTTCGCGAGATGATTGATGCGTTCTATTGTGAAGAACCGCGAGTCACCGTNGACGTATCGCCAGACACTTACTATTGCCATGANTTTGGCGATTGCTCGCTATTCTTNCANCATGGTCACAANCGCAAGCCAGCGAACATTGACACNGTATTCACTGCCAAGTTTCGCGANGTATTCGGGCGNACCAAGTTTAGCTATGCNCACATGGGNCATTTGCACTCGGTAGACATGAAAGAAACNAANCTNATGATTGTTGAGCANCACCGAACGCTTGCAGCNCCAGATGCCTATTCAAGTCGAGGCGGCTGGATTAGCGGCAGGGATAGCAAGGTCATCACATACCACAAACGCTATGGCGAAGTTGCAAGGCTGACCATTAGTGCTGACATGGTCAAATAGACTTGCGATAACCCAGCACAGCGACTAAAATAGAATCAATGCGTCATTCCACTCGGCATAACGTGACCTTGCCGATAAACGTTCGAGATGATTAGCTGGACTCGGCGGCGCATTACTAGTTACAAACTGTCTGCAATGGTTGATAAGTACCGACGCATTGTAACAGCAGCACGAAAACGCGTTACAGTAACAATTTAGATAGGCAGCGATTGATTATCGCATCGCAATTTACCTAAGCGCAGAAAAATGTAATTACAGTGCGAATTTATCCGCATAAAAGTGTGAGGGCAACATGGCAACGATAGCAGCAACAGACAACAACGAGATTGTATGCCATGATGATTTCGATATAGTGGTTGTCGAAACCGACTATGACCTAACAGCAAAGAAAGACGGGGCATGGTGGAACATCGACAATCAGGGCTATCTAACAGATAAGGTGACGGTGCATTAAATGCCAGCAGGACGACCAACAATCTACACGCAAGAACTAGCCGAGTCTATATGCGAGCATATCGCAGGCGGCAAGTCGTTGCGTTCGTTTTGTCGTATTGAGGGCAACCCTGCACTGTCTACTGTTACACGTTGGATAGTGGGCAAGCCAGAATTTTGGGTGCAATACGCAAGCGCCCGCGAAGCAGCAGGATTTGCACACGCTGATTCAGTGCTAGAAGTTGTCGAGGAACTACGCCTGCAAGGTATCGACGCACAGACAGCTAGAGCCATGATGGACGGCTTGAAATGGGCAGCCGAGCGCATGGCAAGCAAACACCATTCAGCCAGTCAGAAAGTTGACCACACATCATCAGACGGCAGCATGACGCCCAAAGACCACAGCGATGCGGTACTGGCAGCGTTAAAAGCAAAGCATGACACCAACGCAGATAGCGAATAACCGCACCGATTTACTCACCTACACCAACACCATGTTTAGGGCGCGTAAGGGCGTGGACATCAAACCTAACTTCCATCAGGGCATTATCTGCAACGCGCTAGAAAAGGTAGTCATAGGCAAGGTCAAGCGTTTAATCATTAACGTGCCCCCGCGTTCAGGAAAGACAGAAATTGCCGTTGTGAACTTCATGTCATGGGCAATCGGTAACTTTCCAGATTCAGAGTTTATTCACGCTTCATACTCAAAGCGCCTAGCATCTGCTAACACATACAACACACGCGCAGTCATGCTCAATGATACCTATCGGGAGATATTCCCTTACGTTCAATTAGCAGACGACTCAAAGGCTAAAGACGAGTTTAGAACGTCAGCAGGCGGCATCGTGTACGCAACAGGCGCAGACGGTACAATCACAGGCTATGGCGCAGGCAAGATGCGNGANGAGTTTGGGGGCGCAATAATTATTGATGACCCGCACAAGGCAGGNGANGGCAACAGCGCAATTATGCGGCAGAATGTCATAGANTGGTTTCAATCGACAATGGAAAGCCGCAAGAACTCACCCGANACGCCAATTATCGTTATCATGCAAAGGCTGCATGAATCAGACTTGTCGGGCTGGCTATTGGGTGGCGGCAATGGCGAAAAATGGGAGCATGTTTGCATACCAGCTTTGGATCGTAACGAGTTATCATTTTGGGAAGACCAATTCCCGACCGAAGACTTACTGCGCCAGCGAGCGAATAGCGCCTATGTGTTTGCTGGGCAGATGATGCAAACCCCAGCCCCGTCAGGTGGCGGCATATTTAAGCAAGACTGGTTTAGGTACTATCAGTCAGCCCCGCAGTTTGACTATCGCATGATTTACGCTGACACAGCCATGAAGACAGGCGAGCAGAACGACTATTCAGTCATGCAATGCTGGGGCAAGTCTGCCGATAACATCTATCTGATTGACCAGATACGAGGGAAATGGGAAGCGCCACAGCTACTTAATCAAGCGGCTTCATTTTGGGCAAAACACGCCAGCCAAAGTAACGGCACATTGCGGCAAATGATGATTGAAGACAAGGCAAGCGGCACAGGCCTTATTCAACAATTGAAGCAGTCAGGCGTACCCGTTAAGGGAATACCCAGAAACAAAGACAAGGTAACACGGGCATACGATGCTGCGCCTATGGTCGAGGCGGGTAGGGTATGGCTGCCAACTGGTGAGCCGTTCACTAATGACCTAATCGGTGAGTGCATGGGATTCCCTAACGCAAGCCACGATGACCAAGTCGATCCAATGATGGACGCAATAACCGACATGCTAATCAACAAATCCAGTTTCGTTCTAGTCTGCTAGTTATAACAAACGTCATATTGCGAACCAGCGCAAAAGGCGTATTGTTTAAATAATCATTAAATGGAGAAGCAAACTATGAACTTGGACTTAAAAAGAATAGAAAGAATACCGCAAGCAAGCCCATTCCTTTTGATGTCATGCGATATTACAGACGATGGCGTTTTTACAAACAAGGCGTTAAACCTCTATTGCTCATGGATTAGTGCAGATGGGAAGCTGAAAAGCGTTTTGATTCCATTTGATAGAAATTTATTAAATCCAATGACACCAAGAGCCATGTTTAATGAATTCCTAAACTTAATAAGAAATGGAATAGAACAAGCGGATAAGGAGCGAGAATGAACCTTACATTAACCCAGCAAGCTATTTGTTCAGTTATTCATGAGAATGGCGGTTATCCAGTTTTGCCAAAAGTTAATTTTGACAACCTAAAGAAAGCACTAAGCCGATGCGCCAAATATCACGTTTGCTTTTATGGCGAAAAAGGTGTTGCTGGAATAGCTAGAATTGAAGTTGATGAAGTTTGCGTGACCGTTGAGGAGTACCAAGCATGGGCAAAAAGTCAAAGCTGAAAGAATTACGCAGACTGGCAGAGAGAACCACCAAGCACTTG